TATCCATAGTTAATGAATCGGCAGATGACATGTCCTGTATAAAGTTTGCAGCTTCTTGCTGATTTAAACCGTATTTTTGCTGAACAACATTATTAACATTAGCAATTTCTTGTTGTTGTTGTGCATAAGCTTGACGCCTTTGTGCTTCTTCAACACGTGCTTCTCTTTCTTTGTTCAAACTTTCTTGCACAACAGCTAAATCATACTGATGCCTTAAGTCTTTATACTCTTCCATATTATCACGCCATTCCTCTATCTCGTCTAAATAACGAGCACTTTCACTAGAGCCATCAGCATATGCTTCTTCTCTAGAAAAGTTTCTTGGTCTTTTAGGCTTGTCAGGAGCTGCAGGAAACTGTTCTTGTTGAGGCTCAGGTTGAGCAGACATTTGTTGTTGTTGCATCATTTGTTGTTGCATCGCCATCATTTGCTGCTGCTGAGCTTTTAAATCATTTAACTCATTATCCTTTTTTGCAGCTTGAGATTGCCAATACTCATAACGAGTATTATCATTCTTAGCCCCAGTTTCAGGATTAATTTCTTCTGTAGTTCCTGTATCGGGTGTTCCAAAAGCGGAAGCCGAATCATCCACGTTGCCTAAAATAATATCATCAACGGACAATTCGCTTGAGGAGCCCTGTGTTGCATTTGCTTGAGGTGCTTCAAAAGCATTTGAAACATCCTGCGTATTTGCATTTTGAGGGGTGTCCTGTACATTTGCGTTTTCCATTATTTTTCTTCTTTCTTGGCTGCTCCAGTTCTACCAGCTGGAGGTGAGCTCTCTTTTATTGAACGACTGATTTCAGTCTTAACGGTAGATAAGTTGTCATCAAGACGTTTTTCAAATAAGGTACTAGCAGCTTGCGCTTTATTACTAACTTTATCCATATCTGTTTTAAACTTCTCAACTTCAACTCGTTTACGAAGATTGACTGCTTCTCTATCACGAGTTTGTAAATCACCACTAAGTTGTTTAATTTGCTCTTGAGCACTTTGAAGTTGCTGTTGGAGTTTTGCGATAATATCTGTTCTCTCCATAACGCCTTCAATATCAAATACTTCAGTCTTCTTAAGAACTTCTTCTCTATCAATAAGTCCTTTAGCATAGGCATCCATATAAAACTCAAGCTCAGCAAATCGATTAGTAGGTAAGGTTGAACCTGCTACTACAACTACATCGTATTTACCAATCGTAATATTATTCATGACTTTCACTTCACGTGTTTTATCATCATAAAGCTGTCGGTTAATCGCGTATTCTGACATAGAATTGTTTGGCTGTACGACTCTAAAGATTTTCTCTACAGTGTACAACTGCTGCATTAAAGGTATAGCTACTTGAGCAACTCGAGTAAGACTAGCTTCAATATCAGCTAATTTTGATTTAATTTTTCTTTGACCAAATTCGTCTAAAGATATAGTAGCTTTATAAGTTTGGGGAGCTACCGATGAATTACCCATCATCATTTCATACAAACCTAATTGATGGTCTATATCATTTTTAGCATCCATTTCATTTTTATAAAGCTCATTAGGAAGAGGTACTGGTTGAACAGGCATAGGAGCTCCAGCATCCATATCAACAGGGATTGCAACTCCAGGCTGTGACCATTTCTCTTCAAATTCTTTCATATCAACACTTCCTTCAGGAACTAATATTTTTGTATTAGTACTTGTAGTAGCATGAGCTACTATTAAAGAACGTGTTTTATTAATATACTCTTGCATATTTTTAACCATTCGAACATCTGATACAGGAAATGGTGTCCTAGTATGAATGTTTACAAATGGAACAATAGGGTAATCTTCAGTAGGAAGAACCCTGCTATATAATTTTTTATCACCTATAACTACACAATGATGAACACGCTTAACTTGCACTCTTGCAACCTCAATTAAACCTTGTAAAATTAATTGTTGATAATCAATTTCTTGAACATTTGGCTCTTCTGGCGCAGGTAAATCTTCTGCTGGTATACCTTCTGCTGTAGCATTTTCAACCATTGCTTGCCATTGAGCTGCAATCTGTTGTTGCATCTGCATAATAATCTGTTTTGCTTGTTCTGGGTCAACTACAGGCTGACCTTCAATTATCCAAGCTGGTTTTTGAATATATGCATCAAAATCTTCTACATCTAATAAATCTTCTGTACCACTAAAAGTTTCAAAGATTCTAAATTTATCTACTAATTCTTTAGAATACCATTCATAACCACGTACATATTCATCATTCTGACCAAATGTTCCATGTTCTGTTTTAGTTTCAGTATCTTCTGGAAATATAGTCTCACCATCATCCGCTCTATCAGTAATAGGCCTATCTGTAAATCTGTCCGATTCAGCATTGTCAATAGCCTTTTCATACATTGGATATAATTTTTTGGCTTGGTCACGTGTAAAAAACCGAGATATTATAATATTCTCAGCATCATCAAAAAATCGACTTCTTGAATTAGGGTCGACGTATACATCAAGAGGGTCTACACTATGAAAGCATACTTCCCCTTTGCCCATATCCATCATTGGGTCTTGGTACACATGTATATATCCCAAGCCAGTTACGTAGTAATCATCTACTACTTCTCTTATAACTGACCTACCATCAGATATATCGTACATATAAGCAAGCAAATGACTTAATACTTGAGCAACTTTATTATCAGAGTCTTCTCTAGCAGCACATCTAAATGATGGTCTATTAGCAGTTATCATTGCTTTAGCAGCTTCAACTGCAGGATGTATCCTATTAACGACAATAGGCGCTTGTCCTCTAGATTCAAGAACTCTTTTTTGCTCGTTAGTCCATTGTTTACCTAATCTAAATTCTTTATCTTCTTGCGCATGGTTAGCCCAAGTCTCTCGATTCTTAGAATAAGTACGAAAAAGGTCTTGTACCTTCTGTACAACCTCTTTATCTGTTAATTTATTGTATTTTTCTTCTGGCATATCTCGTAATATAACCCTTACATTAACTTCCAGTCAAGGAATTTTTTAAATAAGTTGCTATTTTCGTCATTTTTTACATATTCTTTTACCCTGCAAGCCCTATGACCATCTAATGCAGTCCATACTGCATCCATAATATCATCATGCTTGCCTTTAGGATATGATAAAAATTCTTGTTGAGCATTTAAATCTTCAGGCCTAAAGTAGAAATCACCTTTTGCAAAGATAGGGACTAATGAAAGTAACCGTTCTGATTTCGCATTTCTAGGTTTAACGCCTCTTTCTAATCCTGGAATATATAAATTCTCTTCTTGCATTAATTGTTTAGTTGCAGTTCTTAGCGCTTCTTGATATCCAACTGTTTCTATTTTCATTCGTTTAGGCCTAAATTTCTTATAAACACGTATAATCTCTGAAGGTTGGTCTGCAGGAGATATACGCTTTTGTACACAGTCGATAAAATACTTCCTATTATCAGCATCAACAGCAATGGTAGCAATGACAAAAAAGTCAGCCCGCTTTGATAAAGAACTAGCAGGGTCAACACCACAATACACATCAACTGGTATAACTTTTTCATTATCATCATCTAACTTCCTTACTAAACATCCTTGCCCTCCTCGTCTTTCAAAGCTATAATGATGCATTTGAATCCAGTCAGGTTTAAATGGTGCATCATCAGGAGATTGAGCTATATTCATGTACTCCTGATAAAACCCGTTCAAATTACCTACAGATGCAAACTCATCTTTAATCCCTAATATACGCTCTTTTGGAAATCGCTCTGGCCATATAGACTTTTGGTTTTCATCCCATATAGAATACCATAACGTTTTCCATGCGCTACTATCTTTAGCCCAATATAAAAAACAATCTTCTGATATTACAGTTCCAATCATACATATTTTACCATCATCTGATAAAGACGGAATAACAGCCTCTGTCATCCATTTTCTATTTTTAGCACGTGCTTCTGGTGTATATGCATTAAGTTCTGACTCAAAGTCATCAACTATAATTAAATTAGGTCTTGTATCTCCCTCAATAAAACCACGAACTCTTTGTCCTGTACCTACAGCTATTATCCTTGTACCATTAGCTAATACCACATCTGTATTTGTCCAACGCTGTGCAGTAGCAGGTCCTAAATCTCCAAATATACTTCTAAACTTATCTGAATGTATTAAGTGATATTTAATACGTGATAAGAAATTAATAGACTGAGCTTGCGACTCAGATACTATAACTATAAACAAATCTTCTTTAGACGCTTTAAATGCGGCTCTCCATAATGGATAAATAAGAGTGGTAACAGTACTCTTTGCCGTTCCCCTAGGAGCAGCTATTAGCACTCTTTTTGTGTCGTCATCCTTTAAAGAAGAATACACCTCGTGATGGAACGGGGGTGTTTGTTTGCGGAGGGCTGTCGGGAAGCAGTATCTTCCAAATAGTGCCATATTCTTCCGCATCTTCTTTAGTGCTTCTAGTTGAGCATACTTTTCTTCAAAATCCATTATTTATCTAACAATCTTAATAAACCACCTAAACTATAACGAGCTTCTGGATATTCTTGTAAGGCCTGTATAGCATCATCATGATAACGTGTAATTTCAGCTACACTTTTAGGATTTGGCCTTCCAGGTCCCAATGTGCCTATATAATCTGCTATAGTTGGCTCAACCCTACCAGGTTTTGGAGATAATCGATAATCAAAACGGTTTTTAAAATCTAAACTTAATTGTTTTGGATTAAAGTTAACAACTGATTTCCCTACATATCTTGGGTCCGACTTTAATAAGTTAGTATATCGTGTTAACATTAGATATTGTAAAGGGCTCATCCTATTATTAACATCAAATAAACGAACACCTGCTTTAGTATTATATGCTCTAAATGACGCATCAGCCATATAAGGAGTATCAAACATTTTATCAAGATGGTCATAAACATCTTGATGTGTTTTAAAATCATGTGGCATTTGGTCTGCTGCATGAGATGCAAGTCCACCTTTAGGCTCTGGCAAGTCAATATCTAACATTGGAACTTTTTTAGTGCCGCCAAAGTATGTAACTCCAGCTTCACCTGTATAAACGTTAGGATAGAACTCTCTACGTAAATTAATATTTTTTGTTCCAGGTACTGTAAGAGATTGATTAAGCTTATTAGCCGTTTTATAAATATCCATAGTTTCTTCAGGCTTAAACTTAATATTTTTAGTCGTCCCAAATGACTCTATAACTTTCTTTTCTATATTTTTATCAACAGGAATCAATTTATCATCAATAGCTTTTGCTAATTGACCGCCTGTACGCTTTAATTGTCCTGCTGCTTTTTTTATCCCAACCTTACTAAATAAAGTCCCAGCAGCAGTTCCAGCTCCAATAGGAGCTAATGTTAATTCATTGATAATAGATTGAACTCTAGGAGACACTTGCATACCCAAAAACTCTCCTGTAGGAAATACAGAACTAGTTGGCTTTCTAATTTCAGCATTTCGAGGGTCAATAGGCGTTACTTGCCTGATTTTCCCTGAATCTATTAATGCTTGTAATGGATTAATTTGATTTTCTGTACTCATGATTACCTTTCAAAATCCATTATTTTAAGTCAAATAATTGTTCAAGAGCCCAATAATATGCATCTTCTGGATTAAAGCCTTGTTTTATGTCCTTATCAGCCATTTTTTTCAGTTTATTAAAATTTACTCCATATTCATTAGCTAAATTTTTATATTGAAAATTTAATTTATTTATTGGAGTTAAGGGATTAGCAGGTATATTGGAAGTTACTTTCGGAGTTCTACCTCCTGGTACAGCACCAGTTGTTGATGTCGCTCCACGACTAAATCTACCACCTGTATATGCGTCATCTAATATATCAAGCCTACCTGCTTCAAATACGTCTTTACTAGATTTAACCCCTGGCGTTTTAGAAAATGCTTTTTTTATTACTTCTTGTAACGGAGTTCCTTGACTAGACGGAACATATGGCTTATTGCGTGAAAAATGCATGTCAAAATCTAAGACGCCTCCTTCTCCAGAGTAATAATCATCCATATATTTTTCCCATCCCTCTTGTGCATCTTCAATTGGTCTCATATTCTTATTTTTTCCGCCTTTCAGCTTCTTCAACAATTCAGATAAAAGACCTTTCCCACCTTTAGCTATGCTGCCTATGGCCATAGGAGCACCGCCTGTTCCAGCATTAAATATCATATCTTCATATTTTTGTAGATTTTCTACATCTATACCAAAATTATGCATATTAGCATTTTCTATCTCCTGATTGATATTTCTTGGTAACTGGTCACTAGGAATAGCTTGAAAATATCCTGGATGCCTAGCACCAGGTACTTCAGGGTCTTTCATTGCAACTTCTAAAACTATATTGGTATTATATTTATTATAGTCCGTCATTCTTCATTATCTTCCTTTTTCTCCTCAATCTGTACTCTTTGTAATGTCAATCCTTTTTCTTCTTCTTTTAGCTCATCTATAAGCTTTACACTAGAAAAGGCCTCAATTGTATCAGTAGTTTTAACAAGATGCTTTTCTTTCATTCCGTGCATATCTTGAAGGTTATCTACTGCCTTTAAAAGATTTGATATATCTTTTTTGCTTTGTGCTAATTCAATAGCTTGTTTTAATAAATCTAACGTATAGTCCTCGTCTAGACCATGCTCCGTTAA